CCAGCGATTGTAAGAAAGCTGCTGATTCAGTGTACAACGCATGCGTAGATGCTTGTGGCTATCTAGTGATTACAGGTGGGGTATCCTACCGAGTGAATGCTGTCAAAGGATGTGGTGGACTACGTGTAACATCTGTAGACTCAGTGGTTCCAAAAGATGAGACAGGAAACATCTTCTCTGTAAACATGACTATGCTTGTTCCATCTGTTGTAGCTTATTCTCATTATAAATTGTGGCAAGATCCGCTTCCTGCTATTTCTGGAGATGAGAATGTATATGCTAATAACATTCCTGGATCAGCAACAGGTACACTTGTTAAGGTGTGCGACGGTGATAAAACCGGCTACTATCTTACACTAGATTCATTATTCATCGACGTTCCTCAAGATACAGTGGATACAGCTGGACTTATTGCGCTTGCTGAGTCTATCGGATTAGAAGTGTCTATTGTAACAGGAGGAATCGTAGACCTAAATGCTATGTTATTTAGCTGGGTGAATGGATTTCTATCAGCAGAAGTAAAAAGCGTTCTGAACGATGTCTTAGATGATATGAAGATTGCAGACGCATCTTGTTAATAATTTAAAACCAACCAACATGTCAGAAGAACAAAAAGTTCCAACCACCGAAGAGTTTGTAGCTCATATGGAAGAGCAGATTAAGATTGCTGAGGTGAGAGCTAAACTGCAAGCTTTGAATATGCAGATTGCAAAAGATCGTGCTGAAGAGTTGAATGCTCTGATGTTTATTGCTCAGGTGACCAATCCTAAAAATCAGGAAGCAGCACCAGAAGAAGAAGACGATGAAGAAGAAGGTATTCCAGCTCCTACAAAGAGAAAATTAAAATCTTAGTAGATAGTAGTATGGCTATCGTCAATCAAGTAGAAAAGCGAGTGAAGCTTTCCACTGAGCAGGTGGTTCAGTTTCAGCTTTTAACACATTGCTTCCTGTCCAACATTACGCTCAGCGTTGCAGACTTAAAATGTCTGACAATGCTGGCGTTGGACGTGGAACAAGAGCTTAATAGCTTTTGTAACAAGGTGCATCAACATGGAATATTTAAGAGTGCACAATCTGTACGCAATGCAATTATAAAAGCTGAGAAGAATGGTCTTATTCTAAAGGAAGGAAAGAGTAAGAAGAAGATATGGATTAATCCAGAGCTTCGTGTACAGGTGAATGGGAATATATTTCTAGACTATAAATTTCTAGCAGTTGCATCCCAGTAAACTTCGTAATCTTCTCCCTTCTTTTGCAATGGAGATGGAACGTCCTGTTGATGAGGTGGAAGCAGTTACAAACTTCTTCTATAAAACATTAAGAGCAAAGCTTTCTGAGCTTAATAATACTATGGTGCATGCTCACAATCTAGGTACATTCTATATTAAAGAGAATGCACTAGATAATTCTATACAAGCTACGCAACATATTTTAGATAAGCTTACAAATACAGATATTACAGAGTATGGTATGAAGAAGAAGATTTTGCAACAGCAGGAGACCATGTCTAATATTAAACAGAAACTGACGGATGAGAAACAAAGACGTCGTTCTATAATCAATAAACGTTTTAACAATGAGTCTGAAGAAAAACGTAATAACAATATGGAAGAATAAAGGTCAGATTCTTGAAGGTGTGATGAATAGCGTCTTTAAAAAGGAAGACGTAGAAGAAATTGCGACAGAAAGAATGAACATTTGTCGCAATTGTCATTTATACGACACTCAGGGATATGGGTGTTTAGTTCCAGGAACCCATCCTTGTTGTAATGAAAAGAATGGTGGATGTGGATGTTCCTTAGAATTTAAGACTAGAAGTCTTAGTTCAGATTGTCCTCTTAATAAGTGGAAAGCAATACTTACACAAGAAGAGGAGGATAAGTTAAAAGAAAAATTAGGATTATGAGTTTGATATTTAAACCAGAAAAACATCAGTATGTATCGTTAGACAACTCTGATATAGAGTGGACCAGCGTCACAAGTTTTATTTCTCAGTTTAAACAACCATTTGAATCAGAAGCAATAGCGTTAAAGTCTTCTAAGAATAAGAAGAGTAAGTGGTTTGGGATGAGTGTAGAAGACATCCAAGCTGCATGGAAAAGTGAAGCAAAGCGAGCTACAGATCTTGGTACATGGTATCACAATTGTAGAGAAACTGACCTTTGTGCATTAGAAACAATAGAACGCGAGGGTGTCACTGTTCCAGTATTTAAACCTATTGAGGAAGAAGGAGTGAAATATGCTCCTGAGCAGAAGCTTAAAGAAGGAATATACCCAGAACATTTAGTCTATCTAAAGTCGGTGGCATTATGTGGTCAATCAGACCTTGTAGAGGTGGTAAATGGGTACGTAAATATCACTGACTACAAGACTAATAAAGAGATAAAGACTTCTAGTTATGTAAACTGGGAAGGAATCTCTCAAAAGATGGAACCTCCTGTAGCTCATTTAGACGATTGTAATTATAATCACTATGCATTACAGCTTAGTCTTTATATGTATATGATTTTAAAGCACAATCCTAAATTAAAACCTGGTATCTTAACGCTCCATCATATTCTATTTGAAGAAGCGGGTAAGGATAAGTTTGGTAATCCTATTACAGCATTAGATACAAATGGAGATCCTATTGTAAAAGACTTAGTAAAGTATGATGTTCCCTATCTAAAAGCTGAGATTATTGATTTGATTAAATATAAAACTGATAATAGATGATTATATACGAAATGGAGGAGCTGATTAAAATGTATCAAGAGGGGACACTTCCTGAAGGAGAAAAGGTGTTTAAATATAGAGCAGATTATGGACTAGAAAAATGGGTGCATGTGGATGAGCTTAAAATACAATCTGGGTTTAGTAATATCTACCCCAGTCAAAAGTTTGTAGACCGTTTTTCAGGAGTAGTAAATAAGCATCATGATCCTAAATCATAATATAGACAACATTAAATGTCTTATTAGACTTTCTCATTTTACAAAACGAGAAGAAGATTATAATACCTTCCATAATGCCTATTTATTTGGAATACAATCTGTATGTGGTAAAATACTAACGTTCCATATTATGACAGACTATGGAATGCTTAGAAGTAGAGTTCCTTTAGATCAGATATTTTTAAAACAACCTACAGATGACATTCCAGCTCATTTTAAACAGCTTTGGGATTGCTTTTCTGAGAACGTATCTGTAATTACATATGACTACTTGTATGAAAAACGCTGTCAGGTGGTATTAAGAGATGGTGTAAAGGTGTGGGCTACCTATCTATTTACTGTGGATTGGTATAAGAATAGTTATTCTGATGAACCTTCAGACTATAAATGTGGGCATGTACTGGTAGCTGATAATGGTTATTTATTATGTCAACCAAACAACCGTATTTATTGGAAAGACTCTAACTGGGTGACAAAACCTTTTCCTATTGACCCTAAAGAAATTAAAGTGGATGACCATTTACTATCTGTAGAAACTGTTTCAGATAAATGGGTGAGCGATGATGGTGATTCATACTATTACGATTTAACAAAGAAAGAAAATGATTAGACTATTTGATATACAGAACGGAAGAGTGGTAGCATCAGAGCATTGCTACACTATGAAGTTTCTAAAAGATATAATGGATACATATCCAGATGACCACATTAAGATATACACGTATTTATTCTATATGACCTGTCCTAATCCTGATCTTAACCCCTTCTTTCATTTTCCAGAGGAGGAAAAAGAAGAGGTGATATTGCAGGAAATAGACGCTGAGTTTAGTACAGAAGAAGATATGATTGTAAGAGCATTAAAGCTTTGTGAGAAAATGTACCAGACAGAAACCTCTCGAGCATATTATGGAATTAAGAAAGCATTGGATAATATTGCTCGCTATATGTCTAGTACACAGATTACAGATGGACGAGATGGTAATATTGCACAGATAGGACGTATTGCAAAAGACTTTGATGCAATTAGACAGTCGTATAAAGGAGTGTATAAAGATTTAATGGAAGAACAACAATCTACTGTAAGAGGTGGACAAAACTTAGCGTATGATCAGTGATTTTGCAAGTAAAACATTTGTACCAGGATTGTTATTAATCCTAATTTTAGTTGCTATCTTTGGAGTTATAGACATAATAAAGCAACTAAGAAAGAAATGAGAGTGTATATATTAGTATTTTTTCTCCAAGTGTTATTTAATATTTTTAAAACAATGGAGATTAAATACACGTATGAAAACAAGGTGAGAGCATTATTATTTAACTCTGTATGGATTAATCTCATATCAATTGCATCTGTATATTTTTCAATAGACAGTATGTTTAAAGGAAATTGGGGAGTGATGGTGGGGTATATAATTGGAAGTGTGTTAGGTAAGTGGGTGGCAATGCGTCACTTTGAAAACTATAGAGACAAAGTATATAAACTTTTAAATAAGAAGCAAAATGGAAGACAGAGAGTATCTTCATAATTGGATATTCCACTTTAATCCTTTCAAAGGAGTGTGGTACGCTATACCTAGAGACAGTTATCTAGAGTATTGGAAAAATGCTAACGACTCTAAAATATTAAAGAGTTCGGAGATTAGTACTATTCTAGAGATATTACATAAGGTGAAAGGAGATGTCTCTAAGATAAAGAGTATGCTTGATAAATGAATTTAACGCATTACATATCAGTTCCTACATGGGAAAATGGTGAATGGACTACAACAGACTTTGCATCTAGGGATGATTGGAAAGCATTTGTAAGAAGCTTATTTAAAGATGCTGGTCCAGATGAGGGTTATCATTTTGATAACACCTCATTTCTATTTAATGAACAAGCTAGAACATTTCAAAAGGAGGGATATTACTGTAATGCTCCTATACGCACAAAGGATTACATAAAATATTGGGACGATCAGAAGAATAAATGTAGAACTGGTGTCATCTATAAAAATGGTAGTCACACTTGGTATCTTACACGTGATTATTACATGTGGTTAAACTTTCTTCCCATTTATGATAAGGAAGAATCTAGATTTGACTTTGCTAAGGTGAGAGATGCGCAGTATCACATGGCTTTGTATGAATGTTTAGCAGAACTTGAATACAAGCATTGTCCTATTCTAAAGAAACGTCAGATAGCATCATCCTATTTTCACGCAGGAAAGTTAATTAACGCATATTGGTTTGAGCAAGGAGCTATTCTAAAGATTGGTGCTAGTCTTAAAGACTACATCTCTGAGAAGGGTACGTGGAGAATGCTTAATGAATATAAAAACTTCTTGAATGAACACACCGCATGGTATCGTCCTAATGATCCAGATAAGGTGTTAGCATGGCAGCAGCGTATTAAGGTGAGAATGAATGGACGTGACACATACAAAGGATTATTCTCAGTGTTACAAGGAACATCTTTTGAGAAAGATGCGACAGCTGGTGTCGGTGGTCCTGTAACGTATTTCTTCCATGAAGAGGCTGGTATCGCACCTAAGATGGATCAGACATATGAGTATAT